AGATGAAAAATATATTAGTAGCAATGACTGCTTTGATGCTAGTGCCTTCTATGACACTAGCATCTTCTGTTAGACCAGGATCAAGAGTGACTCATAAGTCGCTCAATTCTGGTTCTATTTCTAGATCCAAATCTCCACTATGTTTGAATGAAAAAGAAAAGTTTGCAGAGAAATGTGATATAGTAATTGATGAGACAGGTGTGCAAGGACCAGTAGGACACATCACCAATGTAGTTCAATGGACAACAGAGGAGAAAGATTTTAATTATGGTGGAGCTCTTGTTGGTGGAGCTGCTGGTGCTAGTGCAGGGTTTGCTGCTGGACTAGGAAGTTGTATGGTACTAGGACCATTCTGTTTAATTACTGCACCTACTCTAATGGGTGCTGGTATGGGTGGTGGAGCAGAACTAGGTGGTAAAGGCACTGGAAGGTTCTTCACTGTTGTTGGTGATGATGCTGAAGGCAATAGATTGATACAGGAGTTTTATATTACGTCAGGAAAAGCAGTCAGAATAGAATCCAAAAAACTTCTTAAAACAACTGGACTTGCTGAAGGTGAGGTCAAAGGGTAGTTACCACTACCATTTACATAAGTTTACATAAGGTATAATTATGGGGGTCATTAGACCTCCTTTTTGATGTGTGGATACCACTACTGTTAAGTTTCTTTACAATGCTTAAGGTTTACTATATAATTATGTTACACAAGTTTACAAAAGAACTAAATGTCTTCATCAACTGCTGAAAAGTACACAACTACTGAGTATGGCAAGCAGAATATGTTTGCTGCTGAAGCAACCCCTTGGATTGATCAGGATGACAACTATGAAGGTTATGCTGTCAATGCAGAGAAAACTAATGGTCGTTGGGCTATGATTGGTTTTGTTGCATTACTAGGTGCTTATCTTACAACTGGTCAAATCATTCCAGGTGTATTTTAATGACAAGTATTCCAACATATGATATTCCAGCATCACCAATCCTTCTTCTAGGGTTTGCTGGTATTGCAGTTGCTCTGTTCACTCTTTATACAGTTAACAAAGCATATTTTAATTCACCCTTCAGAGGTTAACATGAACTACTGGAAGAATGCAGAACAAATCAATGGTCGCTTAGCGATGATGGGTTTCTTTGCTGCAGTAATTAACTATGGATTTACTGGCTGGGTAATACCAGGCATCTTTTGACACACAGGTCTCTTTAAGCTCTATCCCTATTACAAATCTAAGAACAATGACACCAGAAGCAGAAAAATTTAACGGTTGGATGGCCATGCTTGGCATCGTCGCAGCACTAGGTGCTTATGCAACCACAGGTCAAATCATCCCAGGTATTTTCTAATGAACAACAAACAAATCTTTTTAAGAGCAAACGGAAGAGCAGCTATGATTGGCTTCCTTGT